GGTGAATATACAGGAAGGGAATGCGGTTAAGCTCATAGTGGATGGACAGAACTGTTTCTTCGGCTATGTCTTTAAAAAGCAGAGGACAAGCTACAGCGAGATAGACATAACAGCCTATGACCAGCTAAGGTATTTCAAAAATAAAGATACTTATAGCTATGTTGGTAAAACGGCAGGTCAGTTATTGCAGATGATATGTGATGACTTTGGATTAAGGACTGGTGAGATTATTGACACAGGTTATGTAATACCACAAAAAGTGATGTCAAATAAAACCCTCTTCGACATCATGCAGGACGCAATGAGCGACACTATGATGAATACAAATACTGTATATGTACTGTATGACGATTTTGGGGAGATATGCCTTAAGAATATTGCGGATATGAAGATTCCGCTTATAATTGATGCAGATACAGGGCAAAGTTTTGATTATTCAAGCAGTATTGACGACCAGACATATGACCAAATTAAGTTGACATACGACAATGAGAAGACTGGCAAGCGAGATATATACATAGCAAAGGATTCATCACATATAAACGAATGGGGAGTATTGCAATATTTTGATGAGCTTGAAGATGGCGAGAATGGTGCGGAGAAAGCATCAACTCTTTTAGAATATTATAATCAGAAGACCAGAAAGCTTTCCATCTCAGGAGTATTCGGCGACATAAGGGTGCGTGCAGGAGCATCGCCACTTATACAGTTAGAACTTGGTGATATAACTGTTAATAATTTTATGGTGGTTAATAGTGTGACACATACCTTCCAGAATGGCTTGCACACAATGGACTTACAGCTCCAGGGCGGTGAGTTTATAACATAGTATGGGAGGGTTAGATGAATTTAGTAGATGTAATCAAAAAGGCAGCAGTCGAGGCAGTTAATGCTGGTGAACCGTCCGATTTTGTATTTGGAACGGTAACGTCTAAGAGTCCATTAACGATACAGATTGACCAAAAACTTATATTGTCAGAGGAATTTATAACGCTTACAAGCGGTGTTATGGATTACAAGGTGAATATAAGCATAAATGGGGGCACAAAACAGGAGATGACGGTATACAACGGACTGAAAGCAGGAGACCTTGTAATAATGCTTAAAAGTAAAGGAGGACAGCAATACGTCGTACTGGACAAGATAATAAAAGAAGGTGAGGTTAAATGATACCACAGTTATATGACGACCTAATATCGGATATATCGGATGAAAGGCAACCTTCATACACCTATGAGATGAATTTGAATGACAGTAATGTAATAGGAAATACGCAAGGGCTTCCAGCAATGGAGCAGGCGGTATATAAGATTATTAACACTGAAAGGTATAAGACACCGATATATAGTTGGAATTATGGGATAGAGCTTGCCGACCTTTTCGGAAAGCCGACAACATACTGTATACCTGAAATTGAGAGAAGAATTCGTGAGGCACTCCTTCAGGATGACAGGATTAAAGATGTGTATGATTTTAACTTTTCAGTGCCTAAAAGGCGTGTGGTGTATGTCACTTTCAAGGTAGATACAACAGAGGGCGTGGTCACAGCATCAAAGGAGGTAGCAATATAAATGTTTGAGGATATGACTTTTGAAAATCTTCTCCAGGATAAGCTCGACACCGTTAATAGTAAATATGACAAGCGTGAAGGCTCCATAATTTATGATGCACTGGCTCCAAACAGTGCGGAAGATGCACAAGTATATATTACGCTTGAATGGATGTTTGCACAACAGCATGGGGAGACGGCATCGAGGGAGAATCTTATAAAGATTGCATATGACACAAGGGGGATAAAGCCATATGATGCGACTTATGCTCAGCTAAAGGCTGTTTTTAACATTCCAGTGGACATAGGGGAGCGATTTTCCCTTGATGATTATAATTACGTGGTGGTGGAATTACTGGATGAGGAGACCAATACCTACCTGATGCAGTGCGAGACAATAGGAACAGCAGGAAACAAGCGTCTTGGAACACTGATACCCATTAATTACATACAGGGACTTAAAAGTGCCGAACTCACAGAAGTGGTTGTATATGCCCATGACGAGGAGGACACTGAAGTATTCAGGCAGCGGTGGCGTGATTCTTTCAATGCAACTGCATTTGGCGGCAATAAAGCGGACTATAAAGAGAAGATAATGGCAATCAACGGTGTGGGAGGTGTCAAGGTTGAGCGTGGGACTAATGCGGCAGGCGAGAAGGTGGGCGGATATGTAAGGTGCACTGTAATATCGTCAAATTATGATGTTCCAAGTGAAGAGCTGATTGACAATATACAGACCATAATAGATCCAGAGGTTAACCAAGGCGAGGGTGACGGACTTGCACCAATCGGGGCGGTTGCCACTATAAGGGGAGTTATAGGATATACAGTGAATATCGACACCAATATTACATATGACACAGATTATACTTTTGAGGATGTAAAGCTACAGATAGGCGATGCGGTTGATGATTACTTTAAGGAGTTAGCATCATCTTGGGCGGCATCGAAGACAGGGCTTGTAGTCAGGATTGCAATGATAGAAAGTGCAATCCTTGCAATCCCAGGGATAATAGACGTAGGTGATACGCAACTAAATGGGGTTGATGCCAACGTTATTCTGGACATCTATAGCATACCTGTAAGGGGGATTGTAAATGGATAGGAAAATGTTGGATTACCTGCCTGAGATAATGAAGGAATACAGTGAGTTCATCCAGCTTGCCAATGCTGAACAAAAGACTAAGGAACAACTGTGGGAAGATATTTACAAAATGTTTGCCGAAGGCTTTGTATCGACCGAGACTGTAATTGGTGCGAAAAGATGGGAAAAGACACTTGGTTTGACTCCGAAAGACACAGACTCCATTGAAATCCGAAATTTCCGTATACGTGCAAGGCTGTTAAGGGATTTGCCGTATACATATAGAACACTTAAAAAAATGCTTGCCGCAATATGTGGAGAGAACGGCTATACAATCGACATGGATGTTGATAATTACAGTATAGTTGTAAGGGTTGCACTTGGAAGCAAACAATTCAAGGATGAGGTGGATGTGTTGCTGGATGCGGTTGTACCAGCCCACATTATTTTGGATATTGACCTAAGATACAACACGCACCGAATGGTTCATGATACAGGATTGAGCAACAGACAGCTTCAACAGTACACCAATGCACAGATTAAGGTAGAGCCTTTTGGAAGTGATGCACTGTTTATATGACAAAGGAGACGGGTAAGTTATGTTTTATTCAGAAAAATTCGGATTCAAAGTGCCGGAACAGGATGACATTTATAATATAGACCATGTTGAATTTAATGTCAGTATATTGGAGAGGTTGTTTAAAAGGCTATCACCCCATGTGACAGACATGGAGATGACTAAATACATAAAAACCGAATATGTTAATGATATTGTGGTGGGGCAAACCGTCATTGCCAATAAAGAGGTATACACCTATGTAGGTGATGACTGCCATTTGATAGGCAGTTATTGCAAATGTGGTGGCGGTAACTATTTTAATATTGCAATACCATTCTATGATGTATTTTCTTGCCTAGACGGAAGTGCGGCGGAGTATTCGCCAGTTGAATTTACAAGTGAATATGACAACCAATATAACATTGCTAGTGGATATTATAACGTATTCAAGAAGATTGGAGGTTCGTTAAGCGATTATTCGACACTGACAGATGCAGAATATCTGATGAATGAATCTGACATAGAACCAGCATTTGATTATGTATTTGGCAAGAATATAATTGCAATACAGTTCCACAAAGTTTATACACGAGTGGCGTCAAGTTCAGTGGATTATAATGCTGTAGAGTTTGTAAGCGATTATGACAATGCAAATAATGTTGCAAATGGTTATTATGATGCTTTCAGTAAAGTTGATGGTGCGGCAAGTGATTATCAGACTTCAACAGTTGATTCCATAATGGAAGAATCCGATATTGAACCAGCATATAATTATGTATTTGGCAAGAGTGGTACAGATGATAACGGAGATAACAACAATGATACTGAGAGTGACGCCATGAGCAGTGAGGACATCAATGCGGCAATCAGTAAGACATGGAACGGAGAAAGTTCCGAGGACGAAGATGCAATGACGGCTGTGGATGTGGAGACAGCCACCGAAACCCAGTGGGACGGCAGTACATCAGAGGATGAGGATGCAATAACGGCTGATGAAATAGACAGCATACTTACCTGATTAATGTCGATGGCCACTTCACAAATAATATATTTTAAAGGAGAGATTAAAAATGGCAACAAAGAAATTAGACAGTACAGGATTAACCCAGGTTTGGGGCAAAATCACAGACAATTTCGAAACTAAGAAAAATGTCGAGAGCAAAGTGGGAGCAAAGGCTAACAAGGCTACTAGTTTATCAGGCTACGGAATTACAGACGCTTATACAAAGGAAGAGGCGGACAGTGCCATCTCCACAGCGGTTGGCGCTGCACTAACCGGCATCTATAAATTTAAGGGTTCAGTTGCATTTGCAGACCTTCCAACAGAGGACCTCAAGGATGGATATGTATATAATATTACAGATGCATTTACTACAACAGATGCATTTGAGGAGGGCGAGGGCAAGAGCTATCCTGCCGGCACAAATGTAGCTTATGTTGAGTCAGATGCAAAATGGGACTGCCTTGCCGGTATTTACGACTTCTCAGAGTTTTTAAAGAGCTCCGATATTGTGGACATCACAAGCGATGAAATAGACGCAATCTGCGTAATCAGCGATTAAGTAGTAATAATGTGAAGTGGTCATGGACATTAATCAGGAGGTACTAAATTATGGAGATAAAGATGCTTGGTACTGATGGCCTCAAAAAGCTCTGGGACAAGATACAGGCGGCTATGGAATCAAAAGGTTTAGGGGATGTGAAGGAGGAATCCATCACATCTGCCTTTGAGAGTGTTTATACAAAATTAGAGGAGGAATAAAGAGATGGATTTAAATAAAATCTGGGTTACAGTTTTTAGTTTGATGAAAAAAATAACGGGAGATGTGGATGTAGAAGGAAAGGGATCATTACAAGAGCAGATAATATCAGGCGATAGTAAGGATAATATTGTAAATTTTGTAAGCAATGATAATACACAAGTGTCTAAATGGACGGACGTAGAGGCGTTGGAGAGCGGTGAGACGCACCGCAGTATATTTAATAAGATATCGACTATGTTTGCTAATATAAGGTACATCTATAATAATGTTGGCAATATAAAAGGGATAGTAGAAACTTTGGACGACTGTACAGCCACAACGGTGGAGGGGTACGCTGCAAGTGCATTGGCACTTAGTCAGTTAAATAGCAAGTTATTATATAAAACATATACATCTAATGATGTTACTGTCCCAGCGGGTGTCAATAAACCATCAAGCACAATAGTAAATATACCTATAACTGATGTAAGCCATAATGACTATGATATAGTGGGAATTACCGTATCAACTGGTGATGCTGCTATATTAGCGGCTCCAATTAATATAGCTAATAATTATACTAATGCATCTAGGGTTGTATTAGCTCTTATAAACCAATACATAAAGGATGTTACATGCACGGTAGCAGTTATTGTCTGTTTCAAACGAAAAGATTGATTTTTAATTCTTATAGCACAATATTCGTATTGAAGGGGTAACTATTACATCGGTTGAATAGGTGTTGTACATATGTATCAAGGTTAAAGAGTCAACTCCAAAATCATAATACCTTATGCCATCATTTCCGGTTTTAATTCCTACAATTCCAATAGGCGTATATTCAGATGGTATAGTAAAATCATTATAAGTATAATTACACCCAACATTGGGACAACCAGTCATGGTTACTGAACTATTGCCTTTTATTGTCAATGATACAATTTTTAAATTGCTATTTATCTGACTAACTCATCAAACCCACACCACCGTCCGATAATAAGGTTGGAGGTGATTTTATAAAAAACGAAGTAATTACAAAGGTAATGATGTACATGGTAGAGAAAATAGACGAGGGGCAGATGGCTGATTTAAAGATGGCACTGTATATGGCATTGGAGGAATACGAAATTATTGAACGGACTACAGAGCTGATGGAGATTGACAAGGGCTATGCGCAATACCTACAGATGTTCTTAATACGTAAGAAGACAGAGGGAAAATCAGACAGGACATTGGAGCAATACAATCTTCATTTATCCAAGGTACTACAGACACTTAATATGCCAGTGGACAAGATAACAGAAAATGATTTGTTCTGCTATCTTGCCAGGTATAAAAAGAACAACAACGCATCAAATGTGTATCTGGATAATATAAGGCTTGTGTTTAGTAGTTTTTTCACATGGCTTAATGCCAAGGGGCACATCCCGAAAAATCCTACATTGGGCCTTGAACCAATAAAAGTTGAAAAGCGTATTAAGAAACCATTGTCAGACGAGGATTTGGAAAAGCTTAGAAGGACATGCGAGCGTGAAAGGGATTTGGCACTGATAGAGTTTCTATATTCAACAGGTGTCAGGGTAAGTGAGCTAACAGCTCTTAACAGGCAGGATATAGATTTTTATGGGAAGACTGTAATTGTATACGGCAAAGGCAGTAAGGAAAGGGAGACATACCTTACTGCCACATCATGCTTGCACCTGAAAGCATACCTTGATGGTAGAAAAGATAATAATGAGGCATTGTTCGTAAGCACCAAATCACCCCACGAAAGGCTGACGGTCGCAGGGGTTGAGAAAATACTAAAAAATCTTGGAGAGGCAGCAGGAGTTGAAAAGGTACATCCGCACAGATTCAGACGAACGATGGCTACAAATGTATTGAGGAAGGGTATGCCACTGGAAGAAGTAAAAGAGCTGTTAGGTCATACAAAACTTGATACTACGATGATATACTGCACAGTCAGTACGGAAAATGTAAAGCATTCGCATCAAAGATTGATGAGTGCCTAAATAGTTAATTAAGGCAGGTGAGAATATTAGGACTCTGCAAAGAGTCTTTTTTGGTATGCAAAAATATTTGTACTATACTTTAACTATTAAATAATCAGATGGACGATAAATAGCAATATGCTTACAGCTCCAAATTATTCTAAAAAATATTACACATCACAGTAAAAGAAAATTCAACATATACATATACAGCAATTCAAAACTGTTGGGCAGTTTTTCTTATTTCCGGTGATTGGGATGTATGTTTTGTCACTGTGAATAACAGTAATGTGATAGTGAAAGCTCAAGGTGCTTGGAATTCAAACTCGGACAATAATGCTACCTCATCATCTATTGTCCCATTAATCACAGGAGATGTTGTTAAAGTTACAAACAATACTAGCAAAGAAACAATAGTAATGGCTTATGCATGTCGTTAAGGCAGTATATCCTCGCAGTTTATTAATATCCCTAGATTTCCATTGTGCCTTATAAATTAATATTAGTTACATTAGCTCTTATAACCAATATATAAAGGATATTACCTGTCAAATACAGTTATTGTCTATTTCAAATGAATAGATTGATTTTTTAATTCTTATAGCACAATATTCGTATAAAAGGGGTAACTGTTACAGTAGTTGAATGGGTGTTGTACATATATACTGTGGTTATATTATTTCCCATATCATAAAAACGTATATAAAATCCACCAGATGTAGTTGCATATCCTATATTTCCTATAGCCGTATACCCATCTGGTATTGTAAAGTCAGTGTATTTACAGGAACTGCCGCTAGGTATGTCCACAGAACTATTGCCAGTTATGCGCAATGATACAATTTTTAAATTGCTATTTATCTGCCATTAATAATCTAAAATCTT